TCTACTTGCTCCCCGATCATAGTGTAATTATCTGGATTCAGCCAATAGCCTCCGTCAGCAACAAAAGTTGGAATTGTCTTGGGGTGATAAGACTCAGGCTGATCTTGTGGATCAAGTTTATATTCAATAATCGCCATATTATTTCCTAGGGTTCATAAGTGAAATTCAAATTAGCGTTAGGATCAAAGCCCAACCATTCGGCTTGCTGGATTGCAACGCCTTCATATTTGTCAGCTGTTTTATCTAGGAATTGATGAAGCATACTAGTGTCATTAATGCCAGCTTGCGATTCCTCCTCAAGAAATATAAAAATATCTTTCAAAACTGCCGTAGTGGATAATCCAGTCTGTTCCAGATATTCTGCATTTCCAATTCTTATCTTTCCGCATTCTTTTACATCACGAATACTTTGCGTTACTGATCGCTTGATATGAGCCTTAGTTTGAGCTTTCTCAAACTCTTCCTCGGTTATATCTCCTAGTCTATCTTTTAATTCATCGTGCATTTGTGCAAGTGTTTCGATTTCTTTCAAAGCCCCCTCAACCTTAACCAGCATTTCAGCGGCCTCTGATTCCTTTTCGGTGGCTTCAATTTCCAAAAGCAATCTTTTATTTTCGCTGTCCTCCTCAAGCATTTCATCTCGCTTGATCTTTGCCTCGGTGAGCCACTTCATATATTTAAACTTGGCTCCTGAGAGTGCTGTACGCTTACGATACATTTCTGCGCCAATTTGTCTAATCCTTAACCATCCGTCAGCATTGGAACAAGCAAGATATTTGAGCATCCATTGTGATCTGGAACGATCCCAAATTCGCTCGGTATACTGAACCTTTGCTATTGCACGGGAAGCCGATTCGAGATTCTCTTGTAAACTTTTACCTCCATAGGATTTTTGTTGGGCTACACCATTGAAGCTTCTTAAAATTAAATCAGTTGTCATACTTGCCACCCACCCCGTGGTGATGCACCACTACCAGTGCCGACAACGGATAAATTTGCCCAGTCCGTTGTATTTGCATCGGAAGCGAAAGGGTACTTCTGGATCATATCGGTAGTGGGGCCATTTCCCCCAGCTAGATAACCGCTATCGGCAGAGCTTGAAGAAGCCGACTCCCAAAAGTCATCTATCGTATCGCCTACATCAGCCCCATCCGAATCGCTGGCAAAAGCAAACTTTTCGTAGTTGGTACCGCCTTGACCCATACAAGCATAGCCGTGCGTAAGACTACTATTTCCACAACTTCCATATCTAAGCTCCTCACACGATGAAACTTGAGCGGCATTAGTGTCATTCGCAAAAGCGTGTTTCTGGATGTCTTGTTTGTCGGGAGTACCACCCATTATATAGCTGTGGGTAGAACTGCCAGATCCCGCAGCAAACCCAGCAGTATGATCCAAATCTCCAAAAGTCGTAGCGTCAGCGGTTGCAGCCATTTCCACCTTATCGATTGTGGTTACATAGGCACCAGTAGAACCACCTTGCAAAAAACCGTGAGTAGTAGAGTTTGCTCCTGTTCCTGCCCCCCTAGCCGAAGTAAGATCACCTACATCCGTTACATCGTTTGTTGTACCGAATTGGTGTCTCTCGATTACATTTGAATATGCGTGTTTGCCAAGAGAATAGCCGTGCGTTAACGATGAAGCACCGGAGGTGTAATAAGTGTAAGCTGAAAGATTTGCTACATCAACTGAATCCAACTGAGCCGTGAAAGAATATTTTTCTATGGCATTGGAAAATTGTCTCCCTGTATGGTATCCAAAAGTTCTACCTTGCATTTGCCCCATAGGAACAAGAGCAACTCCAACACCACTTCCAAATCCTATATATTGCCCATAAAAGTTAGACATTATGCATCGTTCTCCGCATCGGTGGTGAAGAAAAGTTTAACCCCTAAAAGCCTTGCATCTTCGGCTGCCGTATCATTAGCATCCGATACATCCCTAAAAATTCTAAAAAATGTTACAGTATCTACGGCTGCACCTGCAATAGTGACAGCACTTGAGACAGGACTAACAAGCATTTCCTCTGCTGCTCCTTGGTTAACATCGTCTACGACTATTGCAGTACCATAAGCTACATCTATTGTTGAGTTATCAGGAACACTTACTCCCTGCAATCCCCAAGATACTCCATCGGTATCAGCAGCGGTGGAACACCAATAGACTTGGAATGTTATAGTTCCTTCGTTCCAACTTTTGGGAAAAGCTATTTGAAACTGAGCGTGTTCATCTGAACCATCATCAAAATCAAGTACCGTCATGTCAGGTCTACCTGATGTAGTTTCAACATCCGTTATAGAGGCGCAACCATTAGAATCTGTAGGCCTCATGGCAGCGGCAGGAACCCATATCGTTTGGACACCTGCCGTTGCTCCATGAACTAGGTCAATCACTCCCTGAACCGTGTCACGCTTTGTATTTCCTGAACCATCTGCATCTCCAAAAATGATACTGTCTCCAGTAGCAACTGTGACTTCGGTGAAATCCCCGACAAACGCATCCTTCATCAAAGTTTCATCTATTTGATTTGTAGCAATATGAGCGGTATCTATACTTCCATCTGCATAATGTTCTGAATTTATGGCATCATCTGCTATATGTTCATTATCGATACTACCATCAACATAGGCATCGCTATCGATGGATCCAGCTGCTACAGAACCAAAAGTACCGTTTGCATTTGGAAAAGTCCATGTTCTTTCAGTACCAGATCCAATAGTAGCAAAATCTAATGTTAACTGCTTAGTTGCATCAGCATCATCCTGAAAGGTTATACTAGACCCAGAAACAGCCTTTAACTGCAAATCCCCAGATGTAGAGGATACTGTATTTCCATCTATAGAAATATTATCAACATCCAAATCCCCTGTAATCTGAACAGATCCATTATCCACAGTTGCATTACTATTATCCAACTCCAGCACCGAACCTGCAGCTGGAGTTACTGTAATCTTTCCAACACCACCAGTTATTGTAGAGTTAGATCCATCATGAGCTAGAGCAAGGTCATTACCAGCACCTACTGAGATAGCTTCATTATCAGAAGTAACCCTCAATCCTCCTGTCGTTACCTTAACATCTCCTGTACCAGCAGCTGCCAATCTAAGATCTACATTGGTCTCACCAGCAGATGCTAATAAAGGACCTGTAGTACCAGTTGCATTATTAGTTATCTTAGCATATGTAGTAGCTGATACAGTCTTACCAAATAAAAGAGTCTTATTTCCAGAATCATCCTCAATACCAGTACCATCATCAAACTGAATATCATATCCGTTACAATCTAAGTCAGCCCCTAATTGGGGAGAGGCATCCTGTATCAACTCCTCAATAGCAGTTGATTCAATAGCACTATTTAGGTTATCCCCAACCATAACCGTTCTTGAATTATTTACAGGTGAACCCATTTTATGCAACTCCCGTAGCGTAGGTTATAGAAATTTCTTGAACTGCATTTGAATCTCCAGCCCTTGCAGTTGCTGATGCTATTACCAAGCCAGTTTTGAAATAAATAGGCTTAGGAAATAAGAAGTGAGGATTACCCTCGGCTCCTACCCCAAAGACTAAAGTGGGAGCTGTTGTTCCAACCGTTACATCCCCAGTAACCTTATCAAATATCTGCAAGTAAGCCTCAGCAGATGTAGCATTTAACACTGATATTGATTGTATCAGCGTTGGAGCAGCAGTAACAACTACCTTAGTCGCATTTACTGACCCATTGTAGTAACTATCTAGGACCGAAATCCCTGTCCATGATGTTTTAGCCATTTACTACCTCCTTTATCCTCTCATTTGAATTATTACATTCCCATTTTGGGATAATAATATTTAAAACCTCTTTAGCCCTGTGCTGATATGTATGCCCAGCTAAAACAGCTTCCATACCATCTTTAGCTATCTTTTCCCTCTTATCCTCATGCTTGATAAAATACATAGCCTTTGCAACTGCATCATCTAAATCTAGATAAGAAACAAAGTGCTGACCATCTACTAAACCAAAGTCTCCTATAGTAGGAACGTGTTCTGTCAAAAGAAAGGATCCAGTAGCCAATACTTCAAACAACCTCATGTTAATATCATCCTTAGCAGAGGTATTAAATACTATTCTAGACTTCCTATACACTTCTGCAGCTTCTTCAAAAAGCCTTTGCCCATAGAAGAAATTTGGGAACTCTCTGTATATCCTATCAAGGGCATCCGCTCTTTTTTCAAACGTGACGAATCCGACGAATCCGACATCATACTTCTTGATACATTCAGGGGTGTTAGGATAAGCTCTGGGCTCAACAGCATGGGGGAGCCACTTAGCTTCAACTCCTCTCTCGCTGAACTCCCTAACAGCTCTTTCTTGATTGCAGAATACATAATCAAACTCCTTTGCCTTTTCTAACCTATACTCAAACCCTAAATGCGTATCAGAGGTTACATACGCAGATGGGTGATGATCTTTCATACATATAGGTTTATATGGGAGAATCCCAGTCAAAGCATCCTCACCCCAATCTATCCATAAATACAGATCAAACTTCCCATGACCTAATGGCTCATTCTGCGACGTGAACCTAATAACCTGATGTCCTAATGTCTCTAAAGCATGTCTCCAATATAAAGGAGGCCCATCATTTCTTCCTGGTCTTGTATCGTAAAACATTGCTATTTTCATATTAGTCCCTTTCGAATACTACTAACAGCCCCATTATGTTATATCCCTGAGCATACTCAATAGGCTTAAACCCACAAACTTCTCCTAAATTCTTCAAAGAATCCTTAGTAAAAACATGGATATGTTCTGGGTTAATCTCAACTCCATTTACCATATCTTCATCAGGGACAGCAACAATTAATTTTCCTTTATTTCTTAATATTCTCCTACACTCAAGTACAAAATGAATTGGATCTATACAATGCTCTATTATATGCCGAGCTATAACTGTATCATACGAATTCGATAACAAGGGGAATGAATTATTAAGATCACATTCAATGTCAGCTATGGATGCTTGAGTTACAAAGGGGATCTCCTCCCCTTTAGCAACCCTATCAACAACAGTAGAACCCTCGACTGTTCTAACACCCCCACACCCAAGCTCAACAACATCCCCCTCTTCAACAAAAGATCTAATCAAATCACCTTCAGCATCTATATGCTCAATTTGCTCTTTAACTTCCTCTGGCCTAACCATAGTCCGCCACCACTTTTTAAACCCATGCTTCCTAATCAAACTGTCATTAGTATCTTCAGTCATTTGTTGAGAATTCCATCCACCAGGTTCATTAGGCTTACCGTACAACATCTCACCTGTCTGAAACCCATGATGATATACAAATGTGTTCCTAGTATTAATCAAAGAGTATCCTTCATTTCTCAACCGAATAGAAAGGTCAATATCATCCCCTGTATTAAATGACTCATCTAATCCACCAATCTTATCCAAAGCCTCTCTCCTAACCAACATACAGAATCCAACTAAGAACTGAGTATCTTGATAGATCTCCTTAGATTGAGACCAAATATTCTGTAGCCCCATAACACAGTTCGAGGCGGGACCGACTGCTCCAACACCAGGATATTGTTGCAGAACTCTTGCCATGTTATGAAGCCACATTGAAGAAGATGCAGGTATAAAGATGTCATCATTAGCAAACATAACAAACTCTGATTTAGAACTCTTCAATCCATAAGCAAGACCACCTGTCCAACCTAAATTTTTATCTGGCATTAATAACTTAAATCCATATCTATCCTGCATCGGAAAAAGATTAACTGGCCCATTATTAACTACAATAATATTACAAGGTCTATTTAGCTTAGTTGCCTCAATAGACTGAATACATTGAAGAAGCTGATCTGGATTCTCGTAAGTTGGAATTATAACATCAATTGGAGTATTTCTCATAATCTCCATACTCCTTTCTAAGTTCCTCAATATTAGCTTCTTCCTCATACGTAGCCTCTGTAATAATCTTATGATAACCTAAATGACCCAATTTAACTCTTGTATCCATATATACCTTGAATCCTGCTTCTCCTGCTTTATGACAAAAGTTAATATCCTCTCCAGCACCTGAAGTACACATAAACCAAGGCCGTTCCATTTTCTTAAAAACTTCCATCTTTATCAAAACCCCTCCAAATCCAACAGCATCACATTGAACTAATTTATCCTTAGGATAGGTAATAACTGGCTGATTGATATAATAACTCTTTTTAACTAACTCATCATATCCACCAGATAAATTATAAATAACTGGTTTGTGAGGATCATGTCTTGTAAATGCCAAAGCTGCACATATGTCAACATCATTTTTGATTAACTGTTCGAATGTATCAGCTGGAACTAACATATCATCATCAATCATAAATAAGTAATCCATTCCACCTTCTAATGCAATATCCACAAGTCGCTCTCTTGCAAGAGCTGGGAATGTCTCTCCAACAACTCCGATACTGAATTGGTATTCCACTCCATCAGGAATGTCGTATATTCTATCGCAGTAGGTTTGCAAACCAAGACTAGAGAGGGTTTGTAAGACTCCCAAGTGCGTACACATTTCCATCCTGTTGTCGTAAGATCTAGCTGCTGTATTCCCTTCATTAGGCACTCCAAATAAAACTTTAATTACTCTCCTCGAATCCGATCCCGTAGATTCCATATAAATACCTGTATCCTTTCTAGTATGCTGAGGTCTATAGCATTTTTGAACCTATGCCCTGCATGTCTTGCTAATTTCTCCTGATCAAAACTAACAAGTGGCATCCCTCTACACTCCATGCATCTAAGTAATGTTTTTACACTCTTTGGTTCATAATGTAGTATTCTCATTTTATCTCCTGGTAGAAAAAGATGGGCAGCACCCGCTCTGCCCTCTTAATTAAAACGCTCGAATCCAACAAGTAGCCTGAGGAATACCGCCTGAAGCATTTACAGTATCCCAAATTTGAACATATCTATAAAACTGCGTAGAAAGAGCTTGAAATGTTGAACCAGCTGAGAATAATGTGCCAGCAACTGCACCTTTCTTTAGATAAGTTCCAGCAGGACCACCTTCAGGTCCAATTGTTTTGTTAGCTTCAGCAGATATGGAAACATTTTCACTGTATCCCCAACTCTGCACAATACCATACTCATCAGATGCAATATCAGTAATAGCAACACCAGCAAAAAATTGCCACTTTGAATCGGCATCTAATTTAATAGCAGAAATTCCATCTGCAGAAACTACCTCAGTATCTAGACCACCAAGGTATCTAGCACACAACCCAGCTGTGATGGAATCTCCATCTACATTACGAATTGTGGTATAGACCTTGTCAGGGCTAGTTCTATTAACTTGAAGTGAATACATTTAAACCTCCTAACGTAATTATTAAGAAATACCTGTAGCAACGCCAAGACGTCGACGGTTGTTAACAGTAACATTTCCTTGAAACAAAATTTTAGCCGTAGTAACATCCTGACCGATAGGAGTTTGAAATCCTTCAGGGGACATAGTCATATCAGCTTCTTTGTGTACTTCCCACTTCATATTCTCTGAGTTGAGAAAATACATCTCACCAGAAATAGCAGCTGCATCAAATACCATCGGAATACCTTTAAAGGTAAGCGATGTAAAGCCTGCATCAGCAACCATTTTGCTCTCATACCTTTTCAAGCCATCTTGAGTATCTTCATAATCTTCGAAGACATCTTGGTGGGTGAAGATCAAGTCACAACCTTTACCACCCCGACTGTTCAAGGTATTAATAGCAGTACGCATAGCACCTATTCCATTGGAAGAAAAACCTCCAACAGATGTTTGGGTATAAGGCTTCCACCAAGTGTAAGTACCAGGTGCCAAACCTCCAACCGTAACAGAAGTAGATATAATGTCCTTAATTGCATGAACATCTTTACTACTAGCACGAGCTGAAGCGAGAAGATGCCCATTCAACTTATCAGCAAAAGACATCTCCAACTGCGTCATTTTACTCTGAAGCAGATTCAAGATAGCATGTTTACCTTTGTTGTTTCTCTTCTCTTTACCAAGCAACCCAACTGATCCTGAATAGTAGGACCAAGCGAACTTGGCATTTGTAATCCCATCTTGCAAAGTCGTATCCAGAAGCTCAGCTCCATCGTACGATTTTACAGTGGTATTCTTCCCATACATTAAGGGAACTATAATATCATTACCACTCGAATGGGATACTTTCGGGGAGCCACCTCTTGTAGCTTGCCCCAGTGTACCATTTAACCACGACAACATAACTCTTCGATTGAAGATATTATCGTGCATGGTCTTTAGATACTCATCTAACGTCGCTGTTAGATACGCATCTAAGGTTCTAGTATCCGAACGACCTGCCATAACGATCTCCTAACTTTATCGCCTTCTGCGTTTCGCTTCGACTTTACCAGCAGCATCAAAGATGTTCTTTACAGGAGCTTTCGTATCCCCACGTGCCATCTTCGAACCACCAGCTGATCTAGGCTTACCAGTAGACTTTTGTTGTTTTTGTTGGATCTTCTTAAGCAACCTCTGCTCATGAAAATCATCTAAATCACCATCTTCATCCAGAGCATCCATATAAAGTTTCTTCATGTGTTTCCACGAAGGGTTAGCTTTGACGTTCGGATTCCATTCCTCGGCCAGCTTCTTCATAGTAGGATAGTGTTTATCCCAACTATCACCAAATTCACCATCTAATCTATCAAATAGAGATTCTAATTTCTCCTCTTGATAGGTAGCTAGGAAAGGATCAAGTGAGCCTCTCTGAAAGTTTGCTAGAGCTTGGTTAATCATTCTGCCACTATCAGTTTGGACGATCTTCTTGACCAAAGCTACCGCTTTTTTGCCTTCGGGAGACATCTCGTCTAGACCTAAGTCGTCAACCCCTCCGGACTGTCCATTAATCTGATTTTGGATAAACTCTTGAATTTTCCCATTTGATGATACATAGTCAAGCAGTTGCGCCATCTTGTCTATCCCACCAAACCGATTAGCCACTCCCTTAAGAGCATCTAATTCGCTTCGGGTATCTTTCAGTTCATCCGTCTTGTGGCTGAATGATCTTTGAAGCTCCTTATATGAATCTTCCTCTGAGGTTGCTTTATCATCCTTCGATGGTTCCTTTTCCTCTTCAGGTTGTCCATCTTGATCTTCGTCTGCGGATTCTCCTTCATCATCATCAAGTTCCGGAACTTCCTCGGTTCCTAGTGTTTCATCAACACCAAAAATCTCTTCTTCCTGTTCTCCTGATAATTCAACTCCAGTTTCCGCTTCGGTTTCCTGTGCCATTGTAATCTCCTAGTTTTATACTACAGAATAAAAAACAGCTGCGGCCGCCCAGCCGCCCATAAACCACCAAAAATTATTCCAGTTCATTTTTCTTCTCCTTTTCCTTCTTCATTTTCTTGTATTGCTCAGTTGCCAAATCCCCTGCTACATGAGAACCAAAACCTATCCAAAATGTAGCACAGCCAACTTGTGTTGTAAATAGTAGAATAAAAATGATTCTCATTTCTTTTTCTTCTTTTTCTTATTTTTCTTTCGCTTAGCCATAGCACGATCCAGAATAGCCATCCACTCCGTACTAGGAGCTGGGCTATTTCTTACTTTAGTTTGACCATATCCATATTTAGCTGGCATCCTATATCTCCTGTAATCCGGCAGCTTTCACCTTGTTCTTAAGATCCTGTGGTCCTGTATATGTAACCCCAGCACTTTCATTATAAGCTGTATCCCCAATACACCATATAGAAGGATCACTTTTACAAGTTATTAGAGTAGTCCCAAATGCTTTATTACAACTAGGGCATTTTATTTTATCTTTCCCAGCAACCAGAGAATAACCTTCCCATTCGTGATTGCATTTTTTACATATTAGATCGTAAGCTGGCATTATGCAAACATACCTCCCATATTCAGACCAGAAAAACCTCCTCTAAATCCACTACCTGAAAAATCATTTAACATAGTAGGGGCAAGTCCAACACCAGTATCTCCTTGGAAACCAAACTGATTAACTATATCTACTATACTCTCTGGCTCCATAGCATCAAACATTGGAATATCTCCATGTCTCATAGTTTGCATAGGACCACCTAATAATGCCTTAAGCTGCGCTATTTGCTGATCTCTCTGTACGTTGCCAAGCATCATCTTATCCTGCAATTTTCTCTTCCTGATCTCATCAGCAGAGGGAAGAAAGTTCTCGAAAACTTCTGCCTCAGGTAGTCTTAATCTACCCAACTCCTCATTCTTAATATTTATCAACTCCCCACCAACACTACTAATATCACCAGGTCTAACTATTGGAAAACTACGAGCCATTTCTAGTACTCCTCTCTTTAGCCGCATCAAGTATGCTATCAATCAACTTAACTTGATTCGTTTCAGTATCTCTCCCAGATTCACCTTGTTGCCTCATCCTCTCAGTTTCAAGAGCTATCATTGATTTCATCTGAGTTTTCTTAAGATCAGTATCTCGTTTCGGTTTGTCTATAGCTAGTTCATGATTTAGTGCTTCTTTAGCCCTCATCATAGCTTCTTGTTTAACTTCTTCTGGGTTACGCAACAGCCGACCAATATACTCCTCAAATCCACCTAACTCCAAGATAGCCTTAGTTGCCTCTACCCTATCTATCAACGGGTTTGCCATAGCGAAATCAAATAAAGCCTTAGCCTTAACTGCTCTCGTTGAATCCGTATCTGCAGCAGTTGATCCTGATACTATAGTGAAGTTAAAATCCCCTCTAATCAGATCACTATCTAACTTCATAAAAGGAAAGTTTTCAACATACTGCTGACCTTGCTCATTTATCATAGGATCACTTGCAGCTAAGGCTTGTGGGTTAGCTCTTTGTAAAGAATCAAAAGTGGAATCATTAAGTGGGATCTCACTATCTTCCTGTACATGCTGCTGAACCACATGAAGTACCTTTCGAATAACTCTAGAATAAAACTTCTCTATCATCTTCGACCTATCTGCTCTCCTAGATGATATACCCTGCTGAACCATACCAGCTTCCCTAGCAGTAGGCATATTCTCAGCCCCTCCTGCCTCAAACTGTCCTATGCCCAACTCCCTAAAGATATCTGCCTTTAAAGCGGCAGCTGTTTGGTAAAGATCACCAGATACAGCTGCATCCTTAATAATAGCGATCCCATTAGCGGGATCGCCTTTAACACCAATTATCGAGGCTGAAGGACCCTTAGCAAAATCCTCAGCCGCTTTGCGATCCACTGTTCTCTTGTTGTAAGCGTACTTTTGATCCGCTGCCCTCTTAACATGATCCAGAACCTTAGACAAAATCCTATTAAGCAAATTCTGCTTGCTAAGGTAAACATCTGTATCCGCAAGAGCATGGGTTTCATCAGGGTTGAAATTGAACCATATTGGCTCAACTGGAAATCTGTCGAACTTCGTAGGCCACTCATTGTCATCCCTCAGAAATTTATCATGCGTTAGCACGACTACTTTAAATGTTTGCTTCTCTCTATCCCAAACATCATAACCTTCCACTCTAGCTAAATCATTTTCTTCAGAGGTAAAGGCAGAGTCAGCATCATCTTCAAATCTCTTTATAGTGAAAGATCCCAGCATATCCTTCTTATTCGGCTCTACTAACGAGTTAGGTTTTAACTCTGAAGTGTTCTTTAAGTTGGGATCATCCTTTAGCTCCTCCAACGTCTTAACCCACTTTATACATATGAACTTATCATCTTTTAAATCATGATCTGTTGACTCTGGATCCCTTATAACATCCTTAGGGGATATTCTCCTAACGAAAATCTCTTCATTCTTTATCATTGATATAAGGTCACTCTCTATAGCTTTTCCATCAAAACCTACCATAACATAGCCTTGAGGGGCGAGAAGAGCATCAACGACACTCTTCTCTAACTCATCTTGGATCTCCAACTCGTCCATTAGAAAGTTAGCTAACCCCTCCATCCGAAGAGCAGCGCTCGTTGCATCTATCGGACCGCTCCTAGTTGCCACCTGTCTCCTCTTAGGCTTAACAAAGATCTTTGGTCTATTTAGGATAATGGATGGTTTTATGGTAGCTACAGCCGTATAGACCATATTATCCACTATCTCATCATTGTATAGAAGATCCCCTTCTATATCATGACCCCAGTGCTTTCCTTGGTAATACTTGTAGGACAAGTCTATATTATCGTTTATCTTATTTTCCTGCGTGTCTCTGGCAAATTTAACCCTATCCATCCAGAGTTTATATTTTTTAGTTGGTTCGCTCATTTTATTTTGTCCAATTTTGTAGTAGCTCCAGCTATGTGAGCATTAGGATATTTAGGAATCTTTCTTTCCAGATCTATTCTAATATGATGCACTTTCTTTTTAGCTTTCTTTTTAGCTCTATACTTTTTAATAACACCATCCATATATTTAGAATATTCCTTCTCAGATATTTCTTTGCCCCCTGGATAGTAAGAATATACTCCATCCTTATAAGTCATCTATTAACCATTCTCCCTTTCTTACTACCACTATCCCTCTGTTTAATAATCCAGTTAAATGAACCGACTGGGGCATTATCATCCCTCTTCTGTTCATATGGAGAAGATCTAGTCATAACTCCATATCTCAACGCATCACACGCGTGATCGTTCAACTTCCTAGCCTCCTCCTTTGGATTGGCAGATGTATCAGATGTCTTCTTCCAAATATACTCAGGAATCTCTGTTAAGAGATTTCGACATCTTTTAGATATGAATAACCTAGGAGATCCTTGTTTCTCCATGAATGGGTGAAAGTGGTTCTTATCAGGCCTAAAATACTCTCCAACTCTATTCCACCCAGCTTCCCTACTATTATTTGCTTTGGTTAAGTAAATTCCCCTTTCATCGTATTCATCAGCAACTGACCACTCCATACCATCTTTCTCCCGATTCTTATCCCATATAGAAGGGTCAGCAACTAGCTCCTCCATAGATGGGAGATTGAATTGATCCTCTATATTCCTAACGTGGTCACTAACTAGGCCTTTCTTGTAGTACTCATCATAAACCAAGATGTTCTCATCCTGGTCTATATACATCCCTAGAAAGCAAGTGGGGTTCGTCTGACCATGATCTAATGCTCCCAAAATCGTGTGGGTTCCTTTCTCCGGATAAGGAATTTCCACAGGACACTCATCATTAGGGAGGACATGTGTTTGGAAGTCAAAGTCAGGCCAGACTTGCCCCTCGACAGCATCCCACGATCCATCTATATAACGTCTTACCCAGTTCTCTGGATTATCTCTTCTTAGATTGGCTAAGTATTCGGCAGGTAGCCAGGGGTTGTCCTTGAGGAGTGATTGGACGAATAGATGGTCATCGAGAGGAACACCCTGTTGCTGTGGGACAACAAAGGTATTCTTTAACCATCCTGGTTCTGGGTTAGAAGCAAATAATCCAAAGAACCTTGGGTATTGACCTCCGGGGAGTTTCCACCTAAGGCGGGCTTTAAGCATATTAATAACTTCATGCACCGTTTCAGATGCTTCATCCACACAAAAGAAACCTATTTCCAATGACTTGATCCTATCCATATCTTCCCTACCACCTAGACCACCGTATATAATTGCTGAACCATTCACTAACATTATCTCTTTCTTAGTTTGATTATGTCCGTTGTGGGCAATTATCCTCTGCCCTGTCTCCTGCTCCATATCTGCTATTAAGTTGAGTAGGGTGACTAGGGTGGTTTTACGAAAAGCCTCAGCTTCATGTCTCCCCAAGAAGCCCCTGTTTCCAGGGAACATCATGGAGAGACGTAACCCCTCAGCACAAAGGGCATATGTTTTACCACCACCTACTCCACCCCCAAATAACTTGTATTTATGGTGAGCATCTCTAAATATCCTCTGTTTCTCTGTAGGACCTTCCTTGCCATAAAAGACATCAGTTCCGCCAGATGAGATTTTTATTGGAGCTTCAATCATCCTTTCACCTCGGTTGGAATATCATCCTTCCATGAGAGCAGCCAACATGCAAAGATACGATGGATTCCATCTTCTATTTTTCCCTCTTCATCTAATATAATCGGCTGCTTTACACCATTATTCTTAATGTCCATTGCAAGTGCAAAAAGACCTGGAGCTTCATTATACACCCTATCCCAATCCACGTTTGCAGGTTCACGCAAGATCAATTCCGCAAGATTCATTTAGCTCCACCTCTGGTTGAAATTGAGGAATCATGCCCATATATCCTGTATACTACCTTTTCCAACTTCTGGTATATAAGGTACTTTAGCCGATTCTGGAGTGCCTACTTGAACAGCTCCTACAACCAATGCTGTTGTATCACCTTGAGTCTCTGAATTAAATCCTATATGCTTAACAGCTGAAGCATAGGCAGGATAATCTACAGATACAGATTGTGGATTAGTTACTGGTTGTATAGCAAAGTCCATTATTTAGGGTCATCCGCATCTTTGTTCTTGTTAAGGAATACATTACAGGCTATTACATTTAACACTTTGGAAACTCCCTCCATTACAGGGTTATCTTTCCACCGTGTAGGCATAGCCATTGTTACTGCATTAGCGAATAAGACAATCTCACCAATCTGTGCAAGTATATGCTGACTCATAAAAGCACTCATAATATCCATCTTTTTCTCCTTATGTGTTAATAGTGTCTTTTTCTACCTTCCTATCAAACGACCAAGCAGATCTTTTGGTGTAGGATCTGGTGCATTTCTACTAACTTCAGCAGACCATTTATCATACTCAGATGGGTCTATTTTATCTGGTTCTTTCGTATCTGTTTTTCGTCTGCTTTTCCTAAATAAAGGTAATTGCATATTCCTCAATCCTCTAAATAGAGGGGTATTAAGTAACGGCTTTATTACCCTAGCTCCAACACCACCAGGCATTAAGGTCATCAGCATATCTATAGCAAGGTCCCAATTCTCCTGTTTAAATGCAGGCTCTGGTATACGAGGGCTCTTTCCAAACCTCTCACCACCTTCATACATCAACCCACCACCTTCATGCAACTGCCTAGGAATAGAAAAATTCCTGTTAAGAAGAGCATCAGGGTTAATAGCAGGGTCTTGATCAGAAGGTGTGTCTATACCCCTATCTAATCTCCTCTGCCTTTGTTGTTCTACAAAATGGTCAATTATAGCCTTTCTATTTCGTCTACCCTGCCTTTCTACCAAATCATTAGCAGGAGGAAATAGCTTCATTTGTCTCCCAGCTTCCATATCAATATTATCTAAAATACTCATTCCTATTTCTCCACAGTAACATCAACAATCTCACCTTTACCTGAGTCATTAGCCCAACCAGGTGCGTATAGCTGTATAGTCACATTCCCACTCTCATGTTGCTCTGCCCCTTTACCCAACCCAACTCTATCCAACAACTTCTCAGCCGCATTAACTCTGGTGGCAGGAGGGTTGAATACTGGGCTAGTTACCATAATCTCCTCCCCAGTCTCACTATCTATCTTGGGTATCTCAGCAACATACCCATGCGTCATAGCTTCAGCTAGGGTGTCTATTGCTAAAGGAACCAGCTCTCTCATCCTCCCCTTATGCTCCTCCAGATGAGAGTCAACTAGTGACTTAGATTCCTTCTTCCACAAAGGGCTCTTCTTTAATTGAGTTAGACGGGTTTGAGAGATTTCAAACTTCTCAGTAACCTCCTTATCCGTCATCCCTTCAAGGACTATCCCCATCATTATCAGACGGTGTCTGTCGCTTATTTCTTTTAGAGATGTTTCCATAATATTTCCTAATCAAAGCCCCCAGGAGGTTGATCTGGAAGATCTGGAATATCGATTATAGGTTTAGAAGGACGTTCTCGCAACCTCGTAGGGCCGCTTCGTGCTGGAATATCAGATGTAACCCTACCACCATATGATGGTCTCATCTTGTCTACATCAAGAACCATAACTGCTGTTGGATCTGGCAGTTGTGGCATATCAGGATGTGACTCCCCTCCGAAGCCACGCTTATGACCTGTTTCTGTTGGAGATGTATTTCTATATTTAAGAGAGCTTATCCCCTTCTTTTTCATATTCTCATGAAATCTAGTAACTAAGAAATCACTATCAACTAAATTCCGCCCATAAGAATCAGCTAACTTAGACTTAAAGACGTAGGCACCAAAATCTTCCACATATCTCCTTTTCCATACTTCTTTTGTTGAATCTCTTTTTAACTGTAGTTTCAGTAATGCTTTACTTCTCCTCTCTGGACTAAAGTAATCAATCTTTTTAGCTTTGGCTATCTCTTTATCAATCTCAGCCAATCTCTCAGATAAATACCCTTTAGGTAATAACTCTCCTTGGGCATGCATAGAAATATACCCACCTCTATCCTTCTTAGGTGTAGAGGGAGAAAGACGCTTCCATATACTATTTACCTCATCTAAATGAGTTGCCCGTATTGTAGAGTTAGATCGCATCCAGTCCCTAAAAACATGTTTATCCTCAAAAAGACTGTTAGCAACATAGCGACCAATTTGCTCATAATCATTTATAACTCCTGCCCAATTACCAGTATCTTTAGGAGCAGGAACTCGTACACTTCTACCTCCACTCATTCTAAACTGAGATACGACTCCTCCTACTGGATTCTGACCCCAATCCATAAACCCTGTAGCCATCCAAGACTCTGGTGAGCCATGAATACCTAAACCATGAACATCTATAAGACCTTGTGCTGGCGGTTCTAGTCCTTTAGCTATAGCAAACTCCTTAGGATCAAATCTCTCCTTAGCCGATTTTGTTACATCAAGCAGCTTTTTTTCAGCTTCAGCAGATTTACCACCTCTAAACAAATGCCTGAACTTAGTAACTAAAGGCATAACACCAACACCCATAGCTTCCTTAAACGCAGGCATCATAGCTTTACCTCCTAAAGCGGCTCCAGGATTAGCAAGGTCAGTAGCCCATTGACCAGCAAGCATGGCTCTATCTAATTTAGATTGCTCTGCTGAATTAAGAGCAAGTCCAGTTGCCTTTCTAAACCCCTCTACCATATCTTCATCCCGTGTAGGCATCCTGATACCACCAAACTCCTCAACTCTTGCTTGCTCCTCCTGCCTAGCAAGATCCTGAGCTGTCATCCTAGAAGGATCACTTATTGCCTCTAGTAATTCCAGACTCATCTGGGATCTAGGAGTGTATGGTGTCATCTTTGGCATAATATTATTTGGGGCAAGATATAAATTATTATATGTAGCTAAACCATTGTTTTTATACCATCTTAAGGTAAATCATACCACAGGGCTACTTGGAAAGCAATATAATAATTCATGCTAGTTGGGCATTTATTACATTCCCAACATGGGATAATAATAAATTTTTTACTTGTTTTATTTATTACTTGATTATATTTTTGGAAGAACTAGCGTCGGATGTAGGGGTTAGGCAAATGTATGGCAATAACCGATCCATTCCTACATGATAAAGCATGCTTTTATCCAATAATTTCAACATGTTAGCAATTTTATCATATAATCTCTATCATATTGATTTTATTGATATAATTTGTATGATTTGATATACATATCATCCACAAACAAACCAATAACTACAATGAAATCAATAACTTAACTATAAAATTAAAGTTTTTTAATGTTCGTAACCTATTGCATTTAAAGGAGTTATCACGAAAAATAAATTTGACATTCAACACGAATGGTGTTATCCTGTTTATGTTTTCATTATTAATCATTTGGAGGGTATATCATGACCGATTACACCAAATTTGACCAATGCGTAAAACCATTGGATGGTAAAAAATCGGGATGTTCCACGAAGGATGGTGAATTTCAAGCCACATGTAATGTCAAGGATAAATTTGCAAACAATGATTTGGCATCCAAACATGGCTGGATTTTCCTATCATCCACAAATGGCACAACATCCTATCGCAAATGCTCAATGATAACCGATTTGGATGTTGAAACATTCCATAATGGATTATCGATTGATGAGCAAAAATCCGCAATTCGTGGGTATCACGTTGTGAAATATCAGGAATTGCAAAAAAATGATTTAAAAAATATCTTGGGAGCCAAAACATCGGTTACTCAGGATAAAATCCGAAAGGAAGCGGTAAAAATCATTGTTGACATAAAAGCCAATTTTATTAAAACATTGACCGAATTGGGCATGAGCAAAAAGGATGCCGAGAAAAAATATCAACAAATGCGGGATGATGCAAATATCTAAATGATTGGGAGTCCATGATTCGAAGGTTGGATCATGGATTTTCCCTATCATCACCATTTTTATTAAATGTATGGCAATCATTACGGAGGTTATCATCATGAAATTACGAAAGGGATGCCGAACATCAAAGTTTGAAAAGAAATGTATGTATTATGATTATTCAAAAGGACGTTGCACATTGGGTAAGGTGAAATATACATGTGAATTAATTAAACAACCAAAAGAAGGCACGAAGGCATTTAAGGAAGCTGAATCATGTCGTGCATTTTATGGTGTTACGAAGGAGGGAATTGAACTGAAGCAAATTTTAATTGGAACGAATTTGATGAAAGGGATTTAATCATGGCAAAGAAAAAAGGTTATCAATTATTTGATGTACCAAATACCAGTCGAGGAAGGAGATTCGTGAAGGATGTCAACGATTTTATAAATCGGGATTGGTATGGCTATCACCGCAGAGGCCGACTTCCAAAGCCTGGAGTTCCACTAAATTGGCAAAGGCAATCACGAGCTGAAGATTCATCACGTTGGGCAATATACATCAGGGGATTACCAACTCCAAGAAAATTCATTGAACATTCCGCAGCTAAACAAAATGATGAGGTAATGAAATTGTATCATAAGGAATTTGATGATAGGATTGAAGCCCAGAAAAAAAGTGTTAGGTTAAAAAAAGAATTTGATTACCTAAATGAATGGACTTACAAGGAATCATGTGATAAAGACATGATGTTAAATAAGTACAAGATCAGCCTCTTTGGCTGGAACATTTCATTATGGAGGGATGATAAAGGTGGCAAACCAAGTTAAAGCAAGAAACATGATGTTTAACCCTGACTGTGAGTGTGGGGACTTCCACATGATACCAAGGGAAATATTTCCTGATGGTTCTACTTTGACGATCATAGGAAATTGCGTTGGGTGTAACAGATTCCTAACAATGGAATATAATTTCAATGGAGTTTATGGAATAAACGAACTAGGATATAAGGAGGTAACTAAATCATGATGTTTAAACAATCTAGAGTAAGAGCAAGGCGGATTAAGAAAGTCGTAGAAGCAATCTTAACCAACCCACCTGATGGTATGGAGATTAGGAAGGAGATGGAAGAGGATCTCAAACTGCTATATGGATTGTTTCCTAACTATGACATTGAGTTTGTTGATTTATTAGGGGATAATCACTCGTTTGAGCTTTCCCATAACATATCAGAGTTCGAAGCATTAGAAGTTAAGTACATCAAAGCTCCAGAACTAGCAGCTAAAATGTTATGATTTGAGAACTTTGAGAAACATGAAAATCAATAAAGCCATTAAATACAAATATTTACCATTCTCAATTCTTCTCGGGGGTACACCCAAAACCCCCAACTACGGGGGCGGGAAGAGGAGAGGAGGTAT